GAGTAGCATATGGTGATTATGTATACACTGCAAATGGAACACTACTAAATGTCAATAATTATTCAACTAACGTAGGTATTCAATTTAACGATGCTGTAGGTGCTGGAGTATCACCTGTTCCATACAACCAATGGTTCATGTTTTGTATTGGTTATGATGGTGTTTCAACTTCAGCAGTAAACTACACTCTAAATGGAACTACACGAACAACAACATTATATTATGGATCTCCTGTATCAGTTACAAATCCTGCATTAAATTTATACATTAATGGTGTACCTTCAACAAACTTAGGTACAGGAGTTTTAATAGCAGAGATTATTCACTTTAACTCCAGTATTAACACAACTCAAAGACAGCAGGTTGAAGGATACTTAGCACAAAAATGGGGATTACAAACTTTACTACCTACTAAACATCCTTATTCATCTATTTACAACACATTTAATCCTACAAGTGTTTCAGGATGTAAATTATGGTTAGATGCTTCTGACCCTTTCGCAAGTGGTTCTTTACCTTTAAACGGAACAACGGTTTCAACATGGGTAGATAAATCTGGAAGTGGAAATAATGCAACTTCAGCAGGAAGTTCTGTTTCAACATCTTATTTAGGTTTAGGATTTGGAGGGTCTTCAGTTTTTACAGTCAATGGATTAGCAGGAACATTAGTAAATACACCTTTTGTTGTTTTTGTAGTTGAAACATTTACTGGAAGCTCATATGGTTTTCTTTTTGGAGACGATAATGTAAATAGCGGTGGATCTTATGGATACTCTTTACATATTGGATACAGAAATACAACTGATTTAGCATTTGCAATGTATGGTAGCGATTTAGAAGATACTAATATATCAGGAACAGGAAATACACGTATATGGGCGTTTTATTTACCGTCTTCATCAAATCGTAATACAAGACGCAATGGAACAGTAGATGCTATATTTTCAAATTATAATCAGTTACAAGCATTTACTGCTCCTGTTATTGGTCGTGTTTTTGGAGGCAACTATTATAACGGATACATCTCTGAAATTTTAGTATTCAATCAAGATATTGGATTAACGAATATTCAACAAATAGAAGGTTATTTAGCTAATAAATGGAAATTACAATCTTTATTACCATCTTCACATCCTTACTATTCACTTACTTCTAATCCATTTAATCCTACAAGTATATCTGGCTGTCAATTATGGTTAGATGCTGCAGATTCTACATCAGTTACTTTAAGTTCAGGAACGAATGTAAGTGCATGGAAAGATAAGAGTGGAAATGCGAATAACATATCTCTTACAAATGGAACAGTAACGTATGTAAATTCAAATAATTTAAACTTTCAGAGTGGTGGAATTCTACAGACTTCTAACTATATAACTATCACATCAGGATTCTCATTTATATTTATTGTTTGTCAAGCAACTGCTTTATCTTATTCTTTTGGTTATGCATTAGCTTGTAGTGATATTGCTGGTGGTGATACATCTATACGATTTGTTTCTAGTACAACATCACTTGGAAACGGTAATTCAAATGATATAGGTTATCCTTCAGGTTATTTTGTGAATGGAGTACTTACTGGTGGTAGTCCAGTTTCTATTCCATCTGGATACAATATTATTGGTGTACTTGTTAATAATTCTGGTTCTACAAGAATATCTTTATCCTCTTCATTTTATGGTCGTTACTTTGTAGGTAATATTCAAGAAGTAATTATATTTAATAGTCTTACTACTTCACAACGCCAACAATTTGAAGGTTATCTCGCATGGAAATGGGGATTACAAACGAGTCTTCCTTCATCACATCCATATTACAGTGCTCCTCCTGGAATTCCTCGACCATTATACTCTCGATCATTTCAACCTGTTGATATTACTGGTTGTCAGTTGTGGTTGGATGCTTACGATCTGACAACTTTATATCAAAATACTGGTGGAACAACCAAAGTAACAGCAGCAGGTCAACAGGTTCAGTTTTGGGGTGATAAATCAGGTAATGGTCGTAATGCTACATCATCAGATACTGCAATGACATATAATACATCAGGATTAAGTGTTCCTTCTATTTACTTCAGCGGAAGTCAAACAACTGGTTTTCAATTAAGTCTTCCTGTAACTGATGTAACTTACTTTTTTGTAATAAACTTGACAATTCCTAATTCTTCTTATCCATATGTATACAATTCTCATAACGGAACATCTCATTTAAAACAGAATTGGCAATACAACAATGCATCTCAAATGGATTATAGTGGTATTTCTGGTATATCAAGTGCTACAAACCCTGCTGGATTAACGGTTATTATGACACGTCAAGATACGTCTTCTACTGGTTTATTAGCAGGATGGCAAAATGGTACATTGATGGGAACTAAAAGTATGGGTGTTACTGGTGAAACTTTTACATCATTTACACTTGGAACTGATAATGGAGGCGGAACTCTTCCTATTATAGGTTATATTTTAGAAACGATTGTCTATAACTCTGTATTATCTACTTCACAACGTCAACAAGTAGAAGCATACTTAGCATGGAAATGGAAAATAAGAGGTAGTCTTCCATCTACACATCCAGGTTATATTCTTCCATCATACTCTACAATATTTACACCTAAATCTGTTTCTGGTCTTACTTTATGGTTAGATGCGGCAGATTCTTCAAGTTTAGTAATGTCTGGATCAAACGTAACTACTTGGATAGATAAAAGCGGTAATGGTTACAATGCTACATCTACAGGAACACCTACAGTAGTATCTAATGGTATTAATAGACTTCAATCTGTAAGTTTAGCTGGAAGTTCTTATTTTACTGGACCTATATCTATTACCGGAACAAGTCTTACATGTTTTGCAGTTGCTTTAACAACTCGTAGTATGCCAAACAGTAGTAGTGATCAACGATTAGTAAGTTTAGAAAATACTACAAATGTTGATTATGGACGAACAGATGGAACAATAGCACTTTTTAATCAAGGAGGTTCAGGTTGGATAGGAACATGGAGAGTATCTGGACCTATTGCATACAATGCTATAACAACAAATGTACCATTTTTAGCAGTTAGTGAATATGATGGAACAAATGGTTATTTATGGTATAATGGTAACGCAGGAACATTAGCATCAAGTTCTTCATCAGGAACATTTGGTATTACAAAGTATGGTATTGGTACTCAAGCAAATCCAACTATAGAATACTGGAATGGTACAATTGCTGAAATAATTATTTATAACTCTGCACTTACAACATCTCAACGCCAACAAGTAGAAGGATATCTTTCATGGAAATGGGGTCTACAGAGTTCTCTGCCATCCACACATGCATTTGCTAAGATATCACCTTAATTAAGTGCTTTTTGATACAACAATTGTTAATGTAGAACCTGTAATATTATACGCAATTGTCATTCCCTGAAAGAAACTATCAAATTTAGTTACTGACTCTGCGAGATCTTTTCCAATAATATACGAAATGTAATCATACATATTACGAACTTTTCCATCTGAACATGTAGTTGGAGGAACAATGTTAAACGATAATAAAGTATAATTTGAAGGAAATCCTAGAGTTGCCCATTGAACAAACAATGGATTTAATTGACCAATATTAGGTGTAACAATCGAAGAAAGTTCAGTTCGATCATTAGTTTCCTGTTGAAGAGTTGCAGTTTGATTTGTCATCAACTGATCTAAAGTTAAAAGATAAGTAGGTCCTGTAGGACCTGTTGGTAAAGGAAAAAGAGGAATAGGACCCGTTGGTCCAGTAGCATTTATTACAACTGGAAGAAGACTTGTAGTAGGACCTGTTACTCCAGTTACGGTTATTACAGGAGGAAAAGGACCTGTAGGACCTGTTCCGCCAGAAATGTCTGTCATTTATATGTATTATACAACAACTCTTAAAGTTTAATTACTACAGAATTCTTTGCTGATTTACGTTCCGATCCAGCTGAACGACGAAGTGCTGTTTTAGCAGCTGGTTTAGGTGCTGGTGGTGGAGGAGATGTAGCAATAGGTGCTACTGGAAAGGTAGGCATTGGTGGAGGTGGAGGTGGAGCGTTTACGCCTACCTTCTTTTCTTCCTTCTGAATTTTATTTAAAATATCACCTATTCCCATACCTGTTGGTGATTTCATTTCACGAACAGGTTTGATTGGAATTGTTCTTGTTTGTGGTGGAGGAGGTGTTGATGGATTTACGCCTCCTAAGAAAGACATCAATCCTGCTAATGGATTATTGTCGTTTGAAAAAGAAGGTGCAGGTGCGGGTGCTGGAGCAGGAGGAGGAGGTGCTGATGCTGCTTGTTGACGGAACTGTTGAGTTTGTTGAGACATAGCAGTAGCCGCCATTTGACGAGCAATATCAGGATTCTGACGAAGGATTTCTTGGATGTTTGGAACAGGTGCTTTCATTGCCATCTGATTGGTTAAGTGAACCATATATACCATGAAACATGTGCGCATAGGAATACGAACAAGTGGATGCATTCTCATTTTATCACCGTATAAATCGTATAATTCTTCAAAATCTTCTTCGAGATCACCAACATTCATTTGAGCACTTTGTGAGAGACCATCTAATTGAAGACCGAACATCTTGACCATATTTACATTCTTGGACCCCCATTCAAGAGCAGACATACCAGTAATAAACCATTCAGAGAACTGTTTGATAGTGGCATCCATCGCCTTTTCCTTGCGAATGAACTCAATTTCCATTTCCATTTCGTCAAGTGGAGAGTCCATGGTAAATCGTTTGCGGATAGGAACCCCAAGTTTGTTGAGTCGTTCAAATTTACGCAAAAGTTCATACTTCTTTTTCATGATGGCATCCTCTGACATTTTAGGAGCAGATACAACAGGTTTCAAGTATGCTTCAGCATTCAAGTTTTCTACACCGTCCCAGGTCTTTGTTGTTCCTACATCTTCAGCAGAGGGAACAAGTCGGGGTGGAGGTGCTGGTTCGGAGGAGGAAGAAGGGAGGTCAGTGAAGTCAAGTGAGATACTTTCCATCTCAGGTAGTTTCGTGTCGGGTGCTGTCATTCCAGAAGCACTATTCATTAAAAGATCGGCACCAGGAACGTCCATTATGAAGATAATGTATCATCTTCTTAAAGTTAAAACGCGGGCGGATGTTCTAAAAAGTAAAGACCTTGTAAGAAACTATCTGCTAAATCATCTTTCTTCTTGTGCGATCGAAAAAACTCCATATTGCAGGGTGGACACAGAACCTCACAATGTTTAATTCCTGTTTTCTTGCGTCCTCGGTATGTTGTTGTTGCGTCTTCTACCATCGTTATGTTATCCAGTTTGTGAATGGCGGATACTCCCTTTGTTCTGAATCCACGACACGCAAAATACATATGTAACATTGCTTGGACTGCAAACATTCGTCTATCCAACTGATTTTCAAAAATAATCAAGTGTGAATCTTTCCACCAATCAGATCGTTTGTCTAAACAATTCACAATATCACCTACCAAATCAAGAACCCCTCCACCTGGAGCTCTTGCGTTTCCCTTGAATTTGGTCCATCCACTCTTATTCATTTCCGCCCAAATACGACCTACCAAATCTTTCTTGGTTTTTCCTTCAATTTTATACGGATTGCCTAATTCCTGTAGTTCAGGAATAGACTTTTTAGAAAGAGCACTTTTGGTCATCGTTAAACTTCTTGGTCTATGACGAGAACATGCTTGTACCCCTTCTCCTGTCTGTATCCACATCGCAGGTTTTTTACACTTGAAACAAGATGTCCGTGTATGACCGTTCTTTTCTGCTACTACATCGATAACATCCCATGCCGTAATTCGCATATCTGTTCTGGTCATACCTTCCAGAACACATACCGCTAGATTTCTGAGTCCTATATCAAAACTTACAAGTTTCATTTAGCTCGCTGCTTGAACAAGAGATAATAAAACTGGTTTTTTGTCGCTCTTATTAAATGGTATTCCTTTAGCAGTAAGTAGATCACGAAGTTGTGCTACAGTCTTTCCTGAAAAGTCAGAAATATCTTCACCAATAACTCCAGTTTCTTCTTCGTCTTCATGTTCTGGTTCTTCGTGAACAGAAACACGGTCGTCAACCACCTGCTGTTGAGATTCTGGAGCAACTTCTGCTTCTGCTTCGATTTCTTCTTCTACAGGAGGATGACTCATAAAAGAAGGAGGAGGGGTGGTGATGGCAATGGCAAGGGCATTAATTGCCTGTGACATGCGTGATTGTTGAATATATAACCAAGCAACGAGACCTGTGAGAACTAAAACAATTCCTGCAATTAACGCTACAATTCCATGAAAGAACTCCATTTACTTTATACTCCTTTGTTTTAATCTTTAAAAATCCGCATCAAACTGAATAGTCATTTCTTCTTTCTTGGCGGCGACCCCAGCCTTTGAATAATCTGATACTTTGCGTTCAAAGAAGTTTCCCTTACCTTCCAACGATATCATATCCATAAAATCAAATGGATTTTGTGCTCCGTATATTTTTGGAATACCGAGTTGAACAGCAAGACGATCCGCTACAAATTGAATGTATTGAGTCATCAATTTTGCGTTCATACCAATCAATGTACATGGTAAAGATTCACAGATGAATTCGCATTCGATGGCAACTGCACTTTCGATAATTTCCTTGATTTTCGAAGCAGGAATACCTTGTTGTCCGTGATACATTTCAACGGCAAAAACAGTATGTAAAGATTCATCACGAGAGATGAGTTCGTTTGAGAAGGTAAGACCAGGTAAGAGACCGCGTTTCTTCAACCAGTAAATTGCACAGAAAGCACCACTGAAGAATATACCTTCAACACACGCAAATGCTACTAAACGAGTAGAAAAGTCTTCGGAACTATCTATCCATTTCATTGCCCATTCACCTTTTTGTTTGATACATGGAATGGTATCAAGAGCACGGAAATAGTGTAATTGTTCGTTCTTGTCTTTGACGTATTTGTCGATTAATAACGAGTATGTTTCGGAATGTATACCTTCCATTGCGTTTTGGAAGGCGTAGAAGAGACGAGCAGGAGGACTTTCAGTATCGCGTTGAAATCGCGTTGCCAAATTTTCTTGGACAATTCCGTCGGCTCCGGCAAAGAATGCCAAGACCTGTTTAATAAACTTTTGTTCATTTTCATTCAAAGACTCCCAATCGGTCTCATCCTTAGAAAAGTCAATTTCTTCTGGTGTCCAGAAGGAGGCGACTGCCTGTTTATACAGTTGATAGATCTTGGTCTCAGTATTCTTGATTGGAAATAACGTGTATCGCTCACCGGGGGTTGCCATTCTTTACTATCTATACTACGTAGAAAGTAGTTAAATCATTCTCGTATCATAAAAACAATACGATGAGTGTCTATTCATCCACAGATCAAATCAATTTATTAAAGAACATTTTTACACCTGAGTTCCAGTTTGGGGCGGGAGGATACTTTCAACCAACTGTAAAAACTTACCTTCCAGGTAACGTAGAAATAGGTGACCCTACTACAAGTTATACTTTGCGTTTGAACGGGAATGCGTTGGCAACAGATTTATCAATAGCAGCATGGTCAACGTATCCTGCCACCACCAATTTAGGTATGACTTCAAATAGTATTTTGAACTTAAGTTCTATTCAACTTGTAGGTGGTAACTCAATAACAACAAATGTAGGAACTATCAACAACATTTCTGGAATAAAAACGATTAATGGATATCCATTCACTTTATCCAGTGCTTTAACCTTTGGTTCTGATAAAGTCATTATCGGTTCAGGAGCAGGACTAAACATTTCAGGTTCAGATATTATTGCCTTAGGATTGAGTGCTGGTTACGGAAATCAAGGAACAGGTTTAGTGGCAATTGGAGCATTGGCAGGAGCAGGAACAAACATATGTGGTCATACAGTTGCTATTGGTTCAGGAGCAGGATTAAGTAATAGTGCATCTGGAAGTGTATTTATTGGTTATACTTCCGGAACATCAAACATCGGTAATAATTCGGTTATGATTGGAAATACAGCAGGATACGGAAATAAAGGAAAAGGCCTTATTGCCATAGGGTGTAATGCTGGATTTTCCAATTTAAGTAGTGAAGTTATAGCACTTGGTACTAATGCTTGTGCAAACAACAGCGGTCAAACCGTCATAGGAATAGGATACCAAGCAGGACGATTAAATACTGCAAGTAATGTTATTGCGTTAGGAAATCAGGCAGGATACAGCAATTCTGCTTCAGGATGTATTTATTTAGGGAACAACTCAAATAATACATATGTTCCTACTGTAAATAGTAATACTTTCTTTGTTTATTCTGCACAGGCAAATACACCATTCTTACAGGGTGATATGAATTCAAATAGTTTGGGAATTGGAACAGCACCTGTTTCTGGTTTTGGTTTAGCATTACCAGGATCTATTCAAAGTACATTAAATTTAAGTAGTGTAACAACCTCTCCACTCGTTCTTAATTCAACAAACGCGTCTACACGGTTTTTCATATCAAATACTCTGAACATCTCATTTGCTACAGGTTCTCCTACAGGAGCACATTGGATAGTCACAAACATTTCAACAAACAGTTTCAATGCCTCTATTTGCGGTGGAACTGTTTTTGGTGGGTTAAATGTTTCTTTAGCAGGAACTTCCAGTAATGTAGCAAGATCGGTTACTTTTGTAAATGCCGGAAGTGGTAATTTTTACGCTTTTTAACTTTTTGCGTTCCATTTCAAATTAAGATATCCTTCTATTGATTTAATTTCTTGTGAATTAAGTTGATAATTAAATATTAGAATTTCATAGACATAACCTATATAATAATCATTTTGTGATCCTTGATTTCCTGCAGCTTGACCACCTAAACTTGTAGTACTAGAACCTGAAGGCCAAGGTAAACCACCTGGATATATAGTATAACCATTTATTCCAATATTTGTACTAGTTGGATTACTGTATCCTACTAATACATTTATCTTATTCGGTATTAAAGAATATACAGGTGTTTGTGCATAAAAATCCTGAAGCCATGCTACATAAGAAACACAAAAAGCACCACTACTACCTTCGCCAATTGCGATTGATCTGTAATAATCAGAACCAGATAATAATGCAGAATGATAAGCACCTGCTGTTTTAAAAACTATAAATACTGTTTCATAACTAGGTGTTGCTGTGTAATTTGTAGAATACAATGAGTTATTAAAGTATAAGGCATTTTCTGTTGTCAAGTAAGCTGCTTGTGTATATCCAGATGCTGCTACAGCATCATTCGTAGAACCATTAGTTCCTTGATTTTTCCATTTTGAAACAGATGCTGCAAAGTTTATAGTAAAACTTGCTACTCCGTAACCTGCACCTGTAGAACTCGTAACAAAATCTTGAACACTTGCATTATTATATATAACATCATTCGATGAACCAGCATATAAAAAGTTCATAAAAGTAGTTGAATAACGTGCACCTATTGCATTAGCAGAGAGAGTTCCATTTGTTACACTAAAATTTATAGAAACAATTTTACAGTATGTGTTATCAGTTACATATGCATACCATTTAGATGAACTGCCTGATGGTGCTAAAAATCCAGGATAGTTTACTCCTCCTATATAAGCTCCATTCATAATACATGTTCCACCTACCAATTGACTAAGTGAACTTATACTTCCGTTCATAGTAAGAGCTTGAGAATTAGTAGTAAGATAAACATTCAATGAACCAGAACCAGATGTTCCAGATGTTACAAGAGAATTAGGAACTGATGCATCATACCATACTACTGGTGAATAATTAGCAGTACCTGATTTAACATTTGCTGGAAAATAATAACTAAATGGTAATGTACTTGTAAGACTTCCTTGTAAACCCCATTTCCATGCTAAATATCCTTCCACTGATTCACGTTGTAAAGGAGAAAGACCGCCAGTGTAAATAAGAATTTCTGATAAATATCCAGTAAAAGGTTCACTTTGACCACCTGCATAATTTCCAATTCCATATGCTGTAATCCCAAATATTCCTCCTGAAGGTACTGATGTTAATAAACTGCCGTTTTTGTATAAATATGTTTTATAACCATCATTTATATTTGTACCAATTGTAGGAGCACCTCCACAATTAACACCGTATGCGTATATACCAGTTGCTCTGTAACTATCAAATATATAGTAAGGTGTGTTATATCGTTGATAAAAAGGAAGGAAATATAATGGACTATCATAATCAGCACTTCCTGGAACAGATAAACTTACAATACGTGAATTCACTGATGTAGGTTGTGTCATTTTTATAACTATAAAAACACTGATACCATTATTACTAATATTTACGCTTCCTCGGAACCAAGAACTTCCGTTGAAATAAATAGATGGATATCCTGTGTTCATACCATTTGTTTTATATATTGGAGTTCCAGTTGCTGTTCCATGATTTCCAGTTCCACTCTTATCCTTCCATGATGTTATTGTAGAACCATCAGAAGGAACTGTTCCATCTCCATTAGGATCTACACTATCTAACCATAACTTACAACCAGGTATTGAAGTTGGATCAAACGCAGTTACTAAATTTGTAGAAGTGGTTTCTGTTGCATTACCGTCATTGGCATTCACAATAATTCCAGTATATAATGTATCAGCTACTCCATTTGTCCATGTAACTGTTGAACCGTTCACAGAAGGAACTAAAACACTTGTACTGTCTGTTAATGCTGTAAAAGAAGGTTGTCCAACTGTTGTAGTTACATTTGCTACTATAGTATTTGAAGTTGTACGATTATAATTCTGTGAAATAATAGGTACTTCGAATGTATTTAGATTTGTTGTTGCTGAACTAATTGAAGTATTTGTTCCGTCAGTAGCAGTAACATAGATAGCAAAACTTGTTGGAGCAGGTGAACCACCAACATTTAAATTACTATATATAAGAGTTTTAGACCCTGTTACCGTTTTTAAAAGTGAAGTACCGTTATATACATAAAATGTTATTCCACTTACAGATGTTGTATTATCTCCATAAGTCCATGAAATAGTTATTGTGCTTCCAATAGCAGTTATAGATGGTGTTCCTGGGGTATATAAAGCAGTCGAAGTAACAGTAGATGAAGTACTTGTAGCTGAACCGTAAGAAGCTTGTATTGCGAAACTATAAGTTGTTCCTGATACAACACCTGAATATACGATTTGTGATGTAGTTTGAGACACTAATGTAAGATCACTTGAAATATTTACACCTGAAATTATAGCGGGAGATGGGACAGATCCTATATAAACTGTAGCATTTCCAGCATAAATAACAACAGATGAAATAGTAGGAGTAGATATAGGTGTTGTAATATTTGTTGGATAACCGATTCCCCACTTGTATTCTAAATATTTTTCTATTTCCTGTCTTTGTGAACTTGTAATTGAACTTGTATAGATAATTAGTTCTTTAATATATCCAATAAAATAACGGCTAAAAAAAGAAGAAGACATTGTAACATAAGTATTACCACTGTATACTCCAGCATTTAAACCATCAACGATGTTAAAACCACTAGGAATAACAAAATTTGGTCGAGTATTAATTAATGTTCCATTTACATAGTAACCATTTCCGTTTACAAAATCATTAATATTATCATTATTTAGTCTATTTAGAAATCCTCTTATAGAAAAATCACCACCACTTAATCCTGGAAACGCTACAATCATATTAAAAGTAGATGGATCAGTAACTTGATATACTACGAAAACAGTTGTATTTGCAGTTATGTTTATAGTATTTGCTGTTGTTGCTATTGCTCCTGATGGAAAATTTAAATACGAAGATCCTTGATTTAAAACACATGTAACAGTTTGACCTGTTATAGACATGTTGTTCGCAGTTCCACTTTTATCAACCCAAGTAGTTATAGAAGTGTTATTGTAAGGTAATATACCGTTAGCATTAGGATCAGCAGCATCTACCCATAATTTACATCCAGGTACATTTGTTGGATTATCAGTATACGATAATGGTGGTGAGTTATAGTATGGATGATTATTAGGAAGACTTCCTTGTAATCCCCATTTCCATGCTAAATAACCTTCCACTTGTTGGCGTTGAGTTGTTGTTAATGTAGTGTTGTAAATCAATATTTCGTTAAGATCACCCCATGGTTGTCCTCCACCTCCATATGGATAATTACCAAGACCGTAATATGTATCAGATAAAGATGTAGTAGCATATGCTACTGAACTTAAATTTAAGTCTCCATTTTTAGAACCACTAAATAAACCTGATTTACTAATATTTACAAAAAACAACATTCTTTGTGTTCCATCATTTGTGTAAGAATCAAATTGTTGAAATGCAGTTCCTGTTGCTGTTATATAAGAACCTATTTGAGTTCCATTTGGATTCATAATAATGTGGTGATCATTAGCATAACCTCTTATTAATGTTCTCCAACTTCCATTATTTCCTAAAGGTTTTCCTACAAATACAATAGTTCCACCAGATGTTGCATAGTTATGAGGAACATTTAAATAAAGAGTACTACTTGTATTTTTAAACGATACAGTATTATTTGCGTAAGTAACTGAACTACCATTTGTTGCGTTGTTTCCATTACCTGATTTATCAGTCCATTGAGTTACATTTGTTGTTCCTGTAACAGTTGTTGGATCCGCAGCATCTAACCATAATTGACATCCAGGAATAGTATTAGGAACAAAAGAAAAGGTATATGATGTTGGTGGTACATTATAAAATGGATGACCTGATGGAAGATTTCTCTGTAGACCCCATTTCCATGCGAGATAACCTTCAGTTTGTTGTCGTTGAGAAGTTGTAAGTGCTGAACTGTATATTAACACTTCGTAAACATTTGCATATAAAGCACCCCATAAAACACCAGGAGTTCCTCCAATAATAGCACCTGCCCAACTAGATAATGGTACACTACTTTGACTTCCACTTGCACCAATAGATCCACTTAAAAATGAGTATTTATATGAAGTAGATGTAGAATACATGAAACAACTTAACGTCGGAGGTTCTCCTGAAGTATATGCTGGAAGTGACGTATCTAAATCGTTTCCGTAGAAAGTAAATCTCCACCCTGATGGAGAACCATAAGGTTCATATCCAATAAGTAAATTCTGATTTGTTGCTTGTGCACTTCCACGAAATATAAAATTTTCATTATTGTTAACTCTTTGTGAAATGAGAAAAATTGTAAATGATGAGTTTATTATTGAATTTTTAATAGTATCTGGAATAGTAAATTGTTGAGAACTTCCAAGAAATTGAACTGCTTTTAATGAAGATGAATACGGTGGATTGTTTGCACCTGAACTTAGTAATGATATACCACTTCCACTTTTATCAACCCATGCAGATAAACCAGAACCATCTGAAGGAACTATTCCATTTCCATTAGGATCAGCACCATCTAACCAAAGCACGCAATTTGTTAGTGGAGGACTCGTGGGAATATAAGGAACTGTAGATGCAATAGACACATTACCATTAGAATCAGTTGCAGTAATTACAATATCGTATGTTGTTCCTACAGTTCCAGTAAATGATGAAGTTGTAGTTGTTAATCCAGAAACGACAGCGTATGATATTGTTTGACAAGCATTATAAAATGTAAATTTTATTCCGTTTAATAATCCAGAATAATTCCAATTTACTGTTACTGTGGTTCCACTTGCCGTTACAGTTTGTAAAGTTGGTGTATATAGAGTAGTAATATTTGAATTACTTGAACTTGTAGCGTTTGTTCCAGTTGCTGTTACTGTAAAACTATAATTTGTGTTTTGAACTGCTCCTGAAAATACAAATAAATTATTATTAGTTGATACTGAAGTTAGACCAGTAGGAGTAGAACAAGTTAATGTAATTCCTGCTGAAGGTGCAGCACAACTGACGTTTATGTTTCCTCCATTTTGGAGTATAGAATTTATAGTTGGAGCAGATATTGATGTTACAGATGTAGTTGTAGAAGAACTTATAGTGCTTCCATAATTATCAGTCGTAACCACATAAAATGAATAACTTCCTATTGTAATAGGAGGTGTCGTATAAACGTATTTATTGTTTCCTCCGACAGTAGTAGTAGGAGGTGAAAAAGGTATAGTTGTGTAAAGTGTAGATGAACTATCATAAACTTTAAAATTAGAGATATTTGTTGAACTAGAAGGATAAGTAAATGTAATGTAAAAATTACTACCAATAGCATTTGGTGTACTGACTGTAGCAGCTGTTGTTAAATCTGTAACAACTACAGTAGAAGAAGGAATACTTGTATGTGATGGACTAACTGCAACTACATAGTTACTATAGGTTGTTCCAGAAGTTTGATTATATGTATATGTTGTAGTTGGATGATTTACAGAACCATTAGAATACCCATTTACCCAAATTGCGTAAGAAATTGGTGTAACAAGCGAAGAAGCAGGATAAGACCAATTTACTGTAATAGTAGATGTTCCGTTTGCAGTAGCAGTAACATTCGTTGGTGTATTAATAGTTGTAAAATTTGAAGAATTAATTGAAGTAGAACTAGTTCCAGTTGAACTAATCGTGAAAAAATATTGTTTATCTGCAGAAGCACCTGTAAAAGTAAATTGTGGATTTGTTAATGTTAATCCAGTAGGAGTGTTTATAGATAGAGTTCCGTATACAGTAGATGCACAAGTAACAGTTATTGTTGATCCAGATTGTACTATAGAAGTTATAACTGGTGTAGAAGTAGGTGTAACATTGAAAACAGATGTAATGTTTGAAGCGACATTATTTGAAAAAGATTGAACCTGTATACTTTCCTGTGTTCCAACTGTTCCAGTATATTTACAAGTTGTTACATTTCCAACATTATTTGATCCCGTTGATGTGTATACATAATATGTAGTGGCATTTGTTACAGTGTTCCAACTTACTGTTATTGTAGTTCCAGATGCACTTGCAATCAATCCTGTTGGTGCTGCCAACGGCGTTACATTACTTGTAAGAGATGGAGCATAAATAGTGTAAGGAATAGAAATTGTATCTTGGGTAACATTTGATCCGTCCGATGATCTTATAAATTTTCGTGTAAAGTTAGAATTACTTGAAAAACTAGAAGATACGGTAAAAATATAATTTGAGCCAATTGATGCGTTATTGAAAGTAACAGTTTTAGTACCCGCAGTAATACTGTTTGAACTAAATGTTCCATCTGAACTTTGCACTGAATAAGTACAACTTCCTTTATCAGAATCATTCCAATTTACCGTAATTGAACCTCCACTCGCAGTTACTGAAGAAATGGAAGGTGGTTTTACGTAAAAAGGAAAACTGCTAGAAATAGTATTAGAAATATACGTTTTTTGACTGTAAAATTCAGCATAATAATTACCTGCTGTTCCAGATGATATTGGTGGAGGATTTACATTTCCAGAATATTGAACAACAACATTTGATGAAGAACCTCCTGTTGTGTTTAAATTAGTTCCATCAGGATAGTGAGACCATTGATCTGTAGAAATAACATTTGAAACAGTAGCAGCATATACTCCGTTCACAAGACTACATGAAGCAGTTATAGCATTGCTAAGTGTTGGAAACCCATATACATTAATAGATGATGATGCCGGACTTGTTAAAGTTCCGTATCCTGCTGAAACTGTAAAACTGTAATTTCCGGAGTTTGGAAAATTTGTTAAACTAGCAGTTTTTCCATTTCTTATTAAAGTAGTTCCTGATGGAATTGGACTTATTGTAAATGCTATAACATTTGTATTTGCTTCATCCCAAGTAAAGTAAACAGTACTTGAAGTAGACATAACAGCACTAAAATTTGTAGGAGCAGGAACTGGAACTGAAACTGAACCAGTTGTTCCTGCTGAACTTGTATCTCCGTTAGCATCGGTTGCAACTACTGAAAATGTGTATGTTCCAGGAGGAACATTTGTATATGTAGCAGTTATAGAAGAACTAGGAGCAGGATCTGTTAAACCAGTAGGTGAAGAAGTTATAGTATATGAATTAGCATATGTTATAGCAGGCCATGTAACTGTTATACTTGAATCTGTTTTTGTTGCTGTAGGAGCAGGAGTTGCTAAAACATATATAGTTGCTGAGTTTACAGTTGCTGATTTAAAACTACTTGTATTTGAGGCAACTAATGTAAAGTTACAGGAGCCAAAAGCATTACCTGTATTACTACTATAAGTTGTAGAAGTTGTAGTATAATTGCTACCATTTCCTATATTTGAAATTAAAAATGAACATCCACTAGTAACTTCTGACCAAGAGAAATTAATTATAGAACCAGTGCTACTTACAACAAAATTTGTAGGTTTAGCAACAACAATTACTCCATTACTAGATGAATAAGAACTAGTTGATCCTCCTGGTAAAGATGAACGTATAAAAAAAGAATAAGAACCAGCAGCAAGATTAGGAATTGTAGTTGATGTTGTTCCAGAAGCAGCTGAAATATAATTATATGGTGGAGATATTCCATAGCAAATATCAAATGAAGATCCTTGTGTAGATTCTGTCCAGTTTAAAGTAGCAGTTGAATCAAGTGTTGTTACTGTAAAGTTTTGCGGTCCTGCTAATGTTACAGTTCCTGTAATAGATGCTGATGTAGATGGTATTGATTGTGAAATAGAAGTAACATAAAATGTGTATGTTCCTAATGGAATACTTGCTAAAGAATATGTTGTTGCTGTAACACCAGTTGTTGTATTATTAAACGTATTTGAAACATTAAAAGTAGCACCAGGAGTACTGTTATTCCAGTTAACAGTAACTGTAGAACCGTAAGTAGAAGTAGTTAAATTGTAAGGGGGTGTAGTAGTTACATTGACAGTAATATTACAAGTTGTGCTATAAATACCAGAGTATATTGATGTAATATGAAATATTTGTGATCCTACAGCTACAGTTGGAAATGTGGCAGTATTTGTATTTACAGTTTGAACAGATGTTGTTCCGTCTCCAGAAACAGTATATGAATAACCATTTCCTACTGGACTTGTCCAATTTAAATTAACAGATAACCCTGTAACAGTAGCAGTTACACCTGCTGGCTGTGTAGGAGCTACTTGAATATTAGCAACTGAACTATAAGTTGATAATCCACAAAGAGTTGAAATAACTTGAAAACTATAATTACCTGGTGTAGATACTGTATACGCATAGGGACTCGTAACATTTGATGCAATAATACCACCTCCGTAACTAATACTTGCTATACTATTAGCAGTTGTTCCTGTCCAAGTTAAAGTAATATTAGTTTGCACTGCAGTAATCGTAACAGTTGGACTAGCAGGTTGAAGTATATTTACAGTATAAGCAGTACTGGTTTGTCCTAAAATACCATTTGAACGACATGCAGCAGTGAAAATCAAAGGAGTTGTAGATCCTGGACTAAATGTTGTTCCTGTTGGATAAGGAATTAAAGCTGTATTCACTGTATCAACTCCAACATATGAAGTGTTGTTACTACATTTAACATAGTAATCAGTTATTCCAGGAATAAGAGCACCTAATGATTGAGCACTTGAAGCAGTAATATAGATATAACTCTGATCATAATAACCGTTAGTAATAGTTGCAGATTGTGGAGGAACCGTAAGTGTAACGGAAGGTGTAGGTCCGGTCCAAGTTATAGTTGTACCTTGACCATTGGTTAAAGTTATACTATTAAACGTATAAGTAGTACTTCTAATTCCTCCATTATAAACTATAGTTGTCTGTGCATTACTTGTAGGAGATGTAACTAAAGTTAAACCAGCAGGTGTTGCTACGTTCCAAGTTCCACCAGTAGTAGAATAAAGATTTAAAGTTATATTGTTATTTGCATAGTCTCCTGCTGCTCCTATATAACTTGATGTTACATTTACTATTGATCCCGGTGGTGTTGATTCAAACCCAGCATATCCTGGACGCACATTGGCGAACGGATGAGATGGAGGTAAAGAGAACGATGCCATTGTTATCTCACATTAGTAGTTTTTTAATTTTAATTAAACCATTTCCAATAAAGATAACCTTCAATTGATTTACGTTCACTATCTGTTAAGTTTCGTGAATAAGTTATCATTTCGTGAAGATGAAATGATTTAGATATAGTATCTCCAGAACAATCTCCTATTACCCATGGTGTTGGTGCTATATTATTAGTTACATTTGATGTACTAGATAATGTGTTAGCAAAGACCATGTTTCCATTAAGTATATTCCCACTTGAATTAGCAAATAACTCAAAAGTAGTTCCGCAAATTGTTGAATAGTTTCCGACTGTTAAATTGGTTATACCTGTTCCTGCAAATACATATGGAGAATAAACAGAAGTGCTTCCATTACCTGCGTAAAATGCAAAAGAATTGCCTGCCGTAGCAGTAGTTGCAGTAGTTAATTGTCCTGTTGAAATTAACATGTAAGAAAGATTTGGAACAGATGCTACAATAAACGAAGAAAATTGAGTTCCTGATGCTCCACTATTATATAAACTTTTCATTGAAGTTCCAGGACCGAAATATACAGAAGGTCTTGATGCTAATCCGAAGTTCGATAATAATGGTAAGACTACAGAGTTTGGTAAAAAGTTATTTATAACAGGAGATTTATCTGTCCATCCAACTACATTACAACCGATATTAGATATGGTATAGGAGTCGTCTGCGTCTATCCATAAAGTAAGAGATGATATATCTGTAGGAAAGGAAATCTCATTTATATCCGTTAAAGTTTGAAGGGTGGGTGCTGATAAATAATAAGGATGAGTAGTAGGAAGATTTGATTCAATACCCCATTTCCATGCTAAATATCCTTCCATAATTTGACGAAATGGTGTTTCAAGATAGGAATTATAAATACATAACTCTCCTAAATTGAAATTTGCTCCATATCCAGAATCGTTTCCTATATAAAATACATTGTTTGTGGATGTATTGTTATATGTTATTGAACCTTGTGTAGTTGATAAAAGCGTGTTTCCGTTACATGAAAGATAGACCATATTTCCACCATACCAAGCCCAATAAACTATAGTAGGAGATGAAGATGTTAAACTTAGAGTAGGTCCATAAAAACCAGAATTTGATGGATTATACGTTTGTAGAGGACTGTTTGCGTTTGTTGGACTATTGAAACCAAGAGCAGGACTATTATTGCTCCATGAAAATAATGCAAGTTTACTACTTTGATACTGTGAAGGTGTAAAGACTATTGAAATAGCACTTCCTTGTGGTGGAACATTTAAAGTTTTATAGATAAAAGGATTTGATGAAGAAGTAATTGGATTATTACGATTTCCAGCAAAGTAAAGTGAAGGTAAAGTTCCGATACTTGATAAAGTTAGAATACTTGTATTACCACCAATTGTAAAAAGACTTGATGAAGCTTTATCGCTTATACTTGTAATGATATTACCACTTTTTGTATATTGCGTAGTATCTGCCATATCCAACCATAAAAGAAGACCCGTGTATATATTAGGAGCAATGTTTTGAGGAACAACTTGTTCTCCTGAAGGTGGAAAACTTTTGTAAGGATGACCGATTGGAAGAAAGTTTACTAAGTTCCATTTCCATGCTAAGTATCCTTCAATTTCTTGTCGTTCAGTTGTTGAAATAGCACGATTATAAGTAATAATTTCGTTCACATGAAAGTTAGAAGATGTAAAAACAGAATATTGATTGGTTGATGTTCCTAGAACATAAGGTGTATTTGTTATGGTATTTTTTAGAGCTTTAATACGATTATCTAAGTTTGCATTAAAGTTATAATTTCCTGTTATACTATTTGTTATTCCATCGCAAATAGCAATTGAAACATTAGGAAGAGTATAAGCAGTAATATTTACGCTCCAATACGTATCTCCGTAAGCGTATTGATAAGGAGAATAAACTGTTCCATTTGATTGTGCTAATCCAAAAGCACTTCCTGAAACATCATTTCCTACGGAAAATCGCATGGTTGAACTAATTTGAGGACATTGATAGAGCATGATCATTGTTTTAGAAGAGCTTGGTGGTGATACATAGTATGGATGACTTGTAGGAAGATTTGTTTGTAATCCCCATTTCCATGCGAGATAACCTTCGATTTGTTGGCGTTGTGAAGTAGAAATCGAATAATTGTAATGTATAATTTCTCCAATAATAGCATTATCTCCGGTTACAGTATCCCAACGACCGCTAAACCATATTGGTGTCACTATGGTAGAATTTCCAACCGGAGTAATTGTTGTAGTTGATCTAGGTGTTCCATTAATACAGTAATTAGTTGCTTGAGTTCCTCCTCCATATCCAATAGAAAATATACACCACTGGTTCGTAGGAATAACTTGTGTTCCGAGAGGGAGAACAGAGTCGTTAAAAGTAGGATATCCAATAAAATTATAGAGACCATAATTGAATGAAGCAACATATCCATTATATCCAGTTGATCCAGCACAATAAAACCAACTTGGAGTTTTAATAACAAAAAATATAGTTGCATACGCCGTCCAAGAAAAAATAGGAATAGTCATGACTTGACTATTTGTCGCAATTACACTCAAGTTATTTTGTGTTGACTTTGTGATTGTTCCTGTTGTTAAAGGTGATTGAGTAGCAATATAACCATTTCCAGATTTATCGGCCCATGATACTACACGCGTACCTGACATACCGATAGTAGAAGAATCAGCACCGTCTAACCATAACTGACAACCAGGTATACTAGTAGGAAGAACTGATGAAACAAAACCTGAATTGTAAATAGACTGCATCTGTGCTCCATTTTGAAAATAGATAGAGGGTTGATTCAATGTTGTAGTAGACACAATTGGATAAATGTTAATAGGATTATTTTTGTATGGATGATTTACTGGAAGATTTCCAACTAATCCCCATTTCCATGCAAGATATCCTTCTATTTGTTGTCGTTGTGAAGTAGATATCGAATAATTGTAATGTATAATTTCTCCTACTTGAAGATTTCCATATATACTACCATTCCATCCATTTATTATAAATGGACCTGTTTGAGAACCTGATACAGGTGTTACTGGATTTGCATTATATGGTGTTCCGTTAATACCGTAGTTAGTAAGATAAGAACCATTATTGTAACCAATTGTAAAAATAAACCATTGATTTGCTGGTGCTACTGGTGTAGGAGTTCCTCCTGATGTATAATTGGGATCTCTTGTAGAAAGATTTGGATTCGTTCTATAAATTAAATCCCAGTTTCCTGTAAAAACAAGTGCTAACGGATTAGTTCCAGTTCCTAATCCCATCAACATTTTTCCTAAATCATGTTTACAAACAATAATCATAGTAAAAGCGTATTGCCAAGTAAAATTAGGAATTGACATACGAACATTAGGTAAGTAAATAGTTGAATTACCGTTTTGAGATTGAAGTGTTACAGCAGTATCTACAGGAGTTGCACTAAAATTATTACCGCTTTTATCATTCCAACTAGTGACAGATGTTCCAGACTTAACAATTGTAGAAGAATCTGCTGCATCTAACCACAAATAAAGTCCAGAAACAGATTTAGGAGTAAAAATAGGTGTAGGTGATGTAATGATTGGAAATGAGTTATAATATGGATGACTTGTAGGAAGATTTCCTTGTAATCCCCATTTCCATGCTAAATAACCTTCAATCTGCTGTCTTTCTGTTGTTGAAAGAACTCTGTTAAATACTAATATTTCAGATGTATTTGTATATGAAGTTGCACCTGTAACAATTGTTCCATGATATTCACCACCTAAAGAAAAACCTGGACATCCTGAACTTCGTGTATAAGAAGATACTTGTACTGATCCTGTATTACCGTTTACATATGAATTTAAAGTTCCTGTACCTGTTTCAGTATAAGACATCAATCGTAATGGATATTTATCTGAACTTGTTGATGTGCTATAATCATTGACGTAATTTTGATAAATACCTCCATAAAATCTTGATTTAGGAAAATCTGCATCAATATATAAACCAAATCCAGTTGTACTTGTCCAACTCCAATCACTTGGAGAAACAGGAGAAGCAGCAAAAACAGTTTGATTAGTATAACTTAATTGCGATAATGCTACTATGAAAAATGTATACTGTGTTAAATCTACTGTTGATGTAGAATTTGAATATGTCATATAAGAACCATTCTGATATATAGAACTTCTTCCTTCGTATGTTGAATACGTTGTTGTTCCAGAACCAACCGTTAAGTTTCTAGAATTTCCTGATTTATCTCCCCAAACTGATATAGATGTATTATTAGCCGGAGGAGCAGTTCCATTTCCGTTAGGATCAGTAGCATCTAACCATAACTGACATCCAGGAATATTTGTAGGTAAAAAACTTGTTGTAAAATCTGTTACAAGATTATTTCCTTTTCCCGATTTATCAGTCCAAGTAGTAACGTTTGATGTTGATGTTGTTGTTATAGTTGTTAAATCTCCTGCGTCCATCCATAAAGAAAGTCCAGATAGACGAGACGGATTAAACCTCTCTTCATTCAGAACCTTGGACATCCCTGTTATGTAATCATTGTAAATTTTACATCGCGTTCATAACTTTTTGAATAGATACCACCGATACTCCCGAATGAACCGAAAACTCTTTCAAGAATCGTCTCATTTCTACCTTGTTTTTTCCCGTCGATAACACTTTTGATATGAGTCCTGCTACCATAACTTTTGGCGTATGTTCAAGTTCTTCGTCTGGAGACTTAAACACATCATTGATCGCATCCAATATCTCTGTTCGTTGTTGTTCGTTCACCGACAAACCGTTCATCATACGGTCCGCCAACGAAAGTTGAGTTTTTAGTAAGGGATTCTCTTCTGCTTGAATACCGAATTGCTGAATTGCCTTGGACAATGAGCGAGTTGATACATCAAATATTGACGCTATTTCTTCGTGTGTTCGTGATACTCCAAATCGACGACACGCCACAAAGAACACTGCTCCCATTAAAGCACGACGCGTTTCCCCTCGAAGTTTAAGAGCATCTTCTTGTGAGCGAAACAATGCACATGCTTCTTGAAGGATGGCCTTTGTAAATCCATGGCGATACGAATACTGATTCAGTATTTCCATTGCCGATAACCATGACCGTTCGGAATGGGATGCGAGAGACCATGCCGAAAGTCTTTGAATATTTTTGAAAGCGGGTGAGTTCACTTTCTTGTTCATCATCATTGATCCGTAAGATGAGTCTGGTAGTAATGAATTGATTGATAAACCTACACGCGTAGGATCTTCATGTCTGTCTTCTGCTCCGTAGTATCTCCATTCTGCTCCTTCGTCGATTACTTGTTCAAATATTATTCCACAGCAAGTGCATACACGCTGACCTTCTTCCACAATCAGTTGCTTTTCTGGATGATCGCACATTTCTTGCCTATCTTCTATTCGCAAACATATGAGTCCATTTTTAACGATTTACAGACGACTCTGTAAATAGTTCATTGCTGAATCATCGTACACAAACGGACGATAATCTGCTCCTGTTTTTGGAGGCGCCCTTAATCGTGGTTGTTGATTTTGCGGTTTAATCCAGGAAATGACTAGAGTTAAACTGTTACTGACCCATACTTGAAATCCTTGTTCCAATAAAGCATCCCGAACATATTCGACTGCTTCTCGATGATCGTAAAGAGGATATCCAAATACAAAAGAGGGAACATCGTAGGCAAAGTAAGGTGCTTGGGGGTTTTGGATCGCGTACAGTTTAAGTTGAGAACACAGATTAGACAAAACTGGACGCATGGCTTGCATTTTAGAACTCTTGCGTTCCTCTTCCTGCTTCCATAAATCTTTTGCGCGAAGCATTTTACTACTTATATCAAAGAACATATAATGAACATTCTAGCGTTAAATGGTGGTGGCATGCGTGGTGCTCTTCAAGTAGGTGCACTTAAAGAAATAGCACAAGAATCGGCTATATCGTTAGTGGAAAGATTTTCAGGGGGCATCTACGGATACTCTATTGGTGCGTTAATCGCTACATTAATAGCATTTGATTTTGATTTAGATGCGTTTACTGAACTTACCGAAATATTGGGAAATATGCAGGATACTTTGAATCCTATACGTTTACAAACCCTCCTTTCCTTTACCGAAAAACAAGGTGTAGATGACGGAGCAAAAATAAAGGAAGTTTTAAAAGAAGCCTTTCAAAAACGGGGTTTAAATTTAGATACTCTCCGTGTTGGAGATGCGTCTGTTCCTCTTCATATTATTGCCTCTGATCTAACTGATTTAAAATTAGTTATTTTTGGAAAAAACATGATGTTATGGGACGCTCTACGCGCTTCTTTTTCTATTCCTTACATTTTCACACCTCATGTCATTCAGGGTCATACATTTGTAGACGGTGCAGTTTTGTGTCAAAATATTATGAGAATTGTTCCTCAAGAACAACGAAAAAATACCTTGTTTCTACTGAATGCGCAATCAAGAACTATAACTCCGCAAAATTATTTGTCAAGTATTCCCTTTATGAAAAATATCAAAGAAACACACGAAATACGAGACAAGTATCCGAATAATACATGTCTCCTAATCGAAGATGATTCTAAAATGTTTAGTCTGTGGAACTCAACACAAATGGTTGATCATTTACTTGCTGTTGGACGTATCCGCTACCAAGAGTTCAGGTCCCAACGCAGATGTCAAGAACTCCCTTAAAACTTCAACTTTTGGAGGTCCTAAATATTCATAAGTTTTAGACGTTGTTTCAAGTTTGTAAGTTGGATATGAATCTACTTTATACTTTCCACATGTCTTCTTATCGGAATCGCAGTTAATGTATTTTACATCCACTACTTTTCCACCGTAAGTGTAATCTTGAATGAATGTATCTAAGCTACGAACATTAGGTTCTGCTTCTTGGGAATAAGGACACCATTTCGTGTAAAAGAAAAGGAGATGTGCTTTATCAGGTTCAACAGAGACAGTAACAGGAGTGTCTTGGATCACCATACGAGAGGCAGGAGGAAATCCACGAAAGAACCAGTAGACACCTACGAACAAAATGAGAAACACAAACGTAAAACCTGCTGCTGTAAGTCCAGTCTGTAGGTTATTCATTTTGGATAAATAGCAGATGATATTTTTCGTTCTGAAGCATACCATTCACGATATGCTTGAAGAACTGGAACACCAGAAGCCAATTTCCACATAATTTGTTGTGTTTGGCGCTCTGGTTCTCCAGGTTTAGGAGTTGCTATATACCACTTACCGTTATAGCGAAACATTATGTATTATATACTTTGGTTACCTGTAATAGTTTACAAGCGGGCAGGGAAACCGACGAGGTTGGCACCGATACCGAAACCAGCACCAGTACGGGCAGATGAACCGACAGATGGAGCATAGATATCGAGGATGGCGAATACGGCTAATGCAGTTAATGCAATTGTTCCGATTTCATCGACACGGAGTTTCTTGCCTGGTAAGAGGTAGCAGGCAACTGCTACGGCAAGACCTTCCAAGGCATACTTAATTAAACGCTTGACTAAGTCAGCAATGTCGATTCCCATGGATGGAGCAGGTTGTTGTGCGGCGGCCATTTGTTTATACTTGTTAAAGGAGATTTTTTTAGTCATCGGTGTAAGCGAACAGGAAAAGAGCAATTAAACTCATTCCTATGGCGACCCAACGCAACCCATGGATAGATTCTTTGAATAAAAAGACCCCTGAGAATGTTACGAGCACATCAGAGGAAAGATTCCAAATTAGATTGGTTGCTGTCATGTTTTCAAAGTTCATAGCCTTGATAAAAAGGTATGGTTGAACTGCATAAACGAGAGTTGCAAGAGTTAAACCAGACATGTATGAAATAGAACCTAAATGAACGAACTTGGCAGTAAACATCATGAATACATCAATTATAGCCATACCAACACCGAACACAATCGGAAGAGTAGAAAACTTTCCAACCTTCCAGTTGACTTTGGAAATAGCGACATCTAAGAGGTCGCCTTCAATTTTCTTTACCATTGTTTTACTTGCCAGAAACAAAATGCCAAACTGCCTTATGTGTTACATACCAAACGAGACCGAATACGGCGGCGTGGGTGAGTGCGACGGTCATTTTAGAACCGCCGGCAGGGAGGGAAAGGAGAATTCCAGGGGTTAAGAGATAGAAGAGCACTGCTGCATATAAAGACATCCACCACATTGTTTTATTATAAACGCGGAAAAACTATTTTAACGGTTAAGGTTCATTAGTATAAATGAGCAAGCGTGTTGAACTCCCAGTTAAAGACGAAGACGGCGTCGTAGATTATTTGGATGAAGATCCAGAATTGCCAAACCAACGCTATGTCATTGTTTCCTTTATTTCACCTGAAAAAGTGATTGCCAAGAAACAGGATTACTTCTTTGAAAAATTCATTCAATGGATAGATTACGACTGGAAAGTCAAGGGTCTCGAACATTTAGCAGACTACCTCGCCAAGAAATACAGTATCAAAATTGATGACATCATGAAAGATATTCACGATTTCGAAAAGACCCATCGTGATGAAATCAAGAAGACTGATGTCCCTGAACAATACCAAGTTTTCCTTTTGAAACACGAAAAAGAAGTTCAAGAATCATTCGATCGTGAAAACAACTTTCAATGTAACATTCGTGGTGTAAAAGTTCGTCGTGCCTTTCCTTCCTACGAAGAAGCTCAATTATGGTGTAAGGTTTTACAACGCAAATACCCAAAAGACAATCTT